GAACCGAAACAGCTTCTTAACAATCTTATAATAAGAATTTGTATTATTTTTATATCAGCATTAGGATTATATTTATTGCTTCCAATGTTAAAAGAAATAATCAATAAATTTACAATATGAAAAAAGACTGTATTTATGGAAAATTTCTATATGAAGAAGGATACATAACAAAAAGTTCTAGTTATCAAAAGATGAAATTTAAGTCGCCTATTGCTAAGTTTGCTAAGTTTGTTATGGATGCCTTAAAAGAAGGTAACTTACATGATATACAAAGAATTATGAATAGACTAATGAAGTTAAAAATTAAATCTGAAATATATGAAGAGAAAATTAAAAAGTAAAAGTATAAAAATTGAAATGGATATTATTGTTAATTTGTTACAACATGCGTAAAGAACATGGTAGACCTAGTAAATATAAAGAAGAGTATTGTGAAGAGATTGTAAAATTCTTTGATCGACCTTATACTGTATTAAAAGAAGAGTCTTACACTGATAACAATGGAATGGTTAAAAACAAAACCAAAGAGGTAGCAAATACATTCCCAACTTTTCAAAGATTCGCTTTTAATATAGGAGTTAATATTGATACGCTACATGAATGGAGAAAAGTTCACCCTAGTTTTTCCGAAGCTTTTAATAAATGTGTTGATTTGCAGAGAGACATAATGATACAACAAGGAATGTCTGGTAAGGTTAATGCTCAATTTTCAATGCTTGTTGCAAAGAGCTTAAAGATACTAGAAGAGCCTATGATACAACAACAAATATCAAGTCAACAAATAGTGTATATAGATAGAGAAGAAAGAACGGAAATAGAGAATCATATAAAAGAAGTAATTGGAGAATAGTAATTATAATTGAAAATGAAAGCTCGTGATCCTCAATATTTTGGTAAAGTTTTGATAGAGAATCAATTCCGTGTATGGTTTAAATATATGTTTACAATCATTGAGGATAATCAATTTATTGAAGAAGCATTACATAAAGATCTATTTCAAGCTTATCAAGATATATACGACATGAAGTCTTATAGAGACATTATTAATATATCTCCACGAAGCTCTAAAACTTCCATGGCTAGTTATTTTATAGCATTTGTACTGGCAATTGATTCAAGAGCTAATTTTATTTATACATCGTATTCACAAACATTATTAGGCTCTATTGCTAAAAAAGTATGTACTATCATGGAACATCCAGTATATAAAGCTATGTACGGTAACCAGCAACCAATTGAAACAATTACAGAGACAAATCCTATAGATGACTTTTGGGCGAATTATTTAAAAACAGAAGAACATAGTAAAACTAATATGTATTCAGCTACAAAGATCACTACAATACAAGGAGGCGTTGTTTTATTCTCTGCTATTGGGGCAAGTCTTACGGGATTTGGCGTAGCTCGTCGAGGTAGTATGGATAAATTTAGCGGTGCTTTAATTATAGACGATCCAAACAAAGTAAGTGACATGAGGTCACCAATAATGAGAGAAAAAGTTTTTAAATATTTTGATGAAACTTTATTATCTAGATTAAATCATAGTAAGGCAAGTATTATAATTATTCAACAAAGACTACATGTAGAAGATTTATCAGGTTATATCTTGTCTAAATACAATAACTACAAGCACACTAAAAAACCATTAATAGAAAACGATGTATGTCAACTACCATTACAATACCCACACGAAAGATTGTTAGAAATAAAGAAAGATGACTATACTTTTCAATCTCAATATCAACAAAGCCCTATTTTAGATGGTGGTAATATTATTAAAGAAAATTGGTTCAACTATTATGAAACATTAGAAAATGATAAATATAATAAAATGTTTTTAACTGGAGACACTGCTTCCAAAACAAAAGAACATAACGATTATAGCGTATTTTGTGTATGGGGAGTCACTATTGAAAATAAAATATATTTATTAGATATGGTAAGGGGAAAGTGGGAAGTACCAGAGTTAAGAGTAAATGCTATTAACTTATATCTAAAATGGAAAGGTAAACATTTAAAAGGTTCTGATGGAAAAATAAACAAAACAATTGATGCATTTTACATAGAAGATAAATCAAGCGGAACTGCATTAATACAAGATCTAGGTAGATCAACTATTCCTGTGTCTGCAGTACAAGTAAACAAAGATAAAGCACAAAGACTTCGTGATGTACTAGGATACATAGAATCAGGAAGAGTCTTTTTACCTAAATATAATAGCTCACATATTCTTGAGCCTTTTATATCTGAATGTGTTCAGTTTTCAGGAGACGGTAGCCATAAGCATGATGACATAGTGGATAATTTAACAATAGCATTAACGAAAGCTTTTGTTGAAAATATCTTTATTGATTACAGTAAGATTAATCAAATATTTGATCAATATTGATTATTATATAATAGCAAATATTGATAATTTTATTTAATATATATAACATGGGAGTTAAAGAATTTATAGTAAATAGTTTATCTAAATCACTAAAAACAGCAACAAACAACGAAGTGTCAACCAAGATACAAAACAGCAATAACATGTCAATGCCATGGGATGTTAGACATAGGCTTTCTACAGGAGAGGTACACCCTGATACTGATCCCAGTAGTTTGGAAAAACATGTTAATAATACATTGATAAGCTTAAATTGGTCATTGTTAAATAATATTTATAAAGATATACCATTGATAAAAAAAGCAGTACAAATTCCTATTGACTACGCTACAAGACATGATCTTACAATTAATGTTGATCAGCTAGATAATCAAGATACTAACAAGATATTATATGAAATTAAGAGGCATAATTTAGAAGTCAACACAAGTATTGCACAAGAAATATATAGAGCTGAAGAGTTAAGACAAATCTTTGGTGGTTGCTATATAATACTTGATGACGGTCAAGATATGCAGGAAGAGTTTAATATAAACGCTGATTATTTTTGTATCACAGCTAAAAGCATATGGGATGTTTCTTATGTTAAAGATACTAGAATGTCAAAATCTAGTAAAGAATATATTACTGATTTTTTTAATGCAGGTCAAATTGAATATTATTATGTTTTTGGTAAGCCAGTGCACCATAGTAGAGTATTAAAATTTAAAACAAACTATACAATAGATTTTTACTCTAGAATAACAAGAGGTTGGGGACTCTCTATTATGGAACATTTAAAAACGCCATTAATTCAAATGTTAAGTTTAAATAGATTAATTACAGAATATGTAGCGGATGGTAAAATGAATATATTAAAGCTAAAAGATTATAGAAGTTTATTATCAAGTCAATCAGACACATCCGTGAGTCAATTTATGGAAAGATTAAGGTTATTCAATACTACTAAAAATTCAATGTCTTTAACGGCACTTGATGCGGAAGATGACTACGAATATAAAACTCTTAATCTAGCTGGATTCGAAGGTATTGTAAAGATAACAGAAGAAAGATTTGCTAGTGCCGTAGGTTTATCAAGATCATTATTATTGGGCGAGGTACAAAGTGGTATTGGCAATAACATGACAGGCTTTAACAATGACTTAATGTTTATAGAGAAAAAACAAAAAGATATGATTGCGATGTATGAGCCTATTGTAAAATTATTAATTAGACATTTATTCAAAATTGAAGTAGATCAAATAGGTTTATCTTTCCAGTCTGTAAGACCTCTTGACGGTCTTGAAAAATCTACTAGAGATAATAATGTATTACAAAAAATACAAATGGCACAATCAATGGGACTTATTACAACTGAAGAAGCAAGACAAGAAATGATCAAATGTAAATTGATGGAAAGTATTACTGAGTAATAATATGACTTATAGTAAGTATAAAAGCATACCACCGTTAAAGCCTAGAGATATTAACCATTCATCTAGCAAAGAAATGGAAAAGATTTTCGATACCATTTTATATGATTTAATCTTTAAGGATATTTTTGATATACTAAAAGAAGCGGACATAGTAAATAATAAAGAAGACATAATAATAACATACCTTAAACAAGGTAAAATATATTATCAGAATAATACATTCAAAGGAGAGTTTAATTCTAAGATCTCAAAAAGACTACAAGAATTAGGGGGTTTTTATGATCCAAAACAAAAAGGCTATGTTCTTAATATTATAAAATTACCGCTAGAAGTTAATAGGTTTTTATTTAATCAAATAAGAGTTCAAGATGAAGCAAAAAATCAAATACTAGAAGTGTTAGACAATAAAATAGATATATCAAAGATCAATATAAAAG